AGGACAGCCCGGCACACTAGGAGCCAAGCGTGTAACGAGAGACATGAAAGTGCGTGTACTCATGATGCAATCACCTGTTCAGCAGGGATGCCAGACTCCTCGGTATCGGTCAAGGAACGAGCCTGTGCGCTCACACCCAAAGCCTGTGTAAAGGACTGTTGGAACAACTGCGCACGGTTAGAGTTGACATGCTCATTATCGACAGACTCAGCCAAGAACACAGTGCCGTCAATAACGACGGGAAAGAACGCATCAGGTAGTAGTTCTACGGTCTGCGCACCAGTGTAGGTAGGGGGAGTCTGTGCATATTCCCCGATAAGCACTTGTCCTACGGGGGCTTTGGGGTAGATGAAGAACTTGTTAGGGTTACGCACATGGCGCATCCAGTTAACAGTCGGGCCAGCCGGGTCATTCATCCATCCGGGGTAAGTCTGGTCAAGCGTTGTGCGGTCAACCTCAGTTACACCAGCACCATCCTTGACTTGGAAAATCTCAATAATACGGAGAGATTCCGTAGGCGGAGATTGCAGAACCTGCCCCGCCGTACAGGGGATTTCACCGATGTAAGCAAAGAGGTCAGGGCGCAACACAGCCATACGCTTCAAAGCCTGATTGGCAAAGCCCAGCAACGTCGCATCGCTGTAACGTTGCGGTGCAGCGTTATCTTGGATGAGGCGACGCACCTCAATGATTACATCGTTGAGTATCATTCGGGTAATCCCTTAGATGCTTCTGCGTTGAGTTCAGCGTTCTCGTAGGCAGGCTCCTCAGGAATCTCCTCAGCAGGAGTCTCCAGAGTCAGACCGGACTTACGACCCTTTTGCTTCTTCGGAATGAACTTCTCAGGGAAGGCTTCTTCCTCAGTCACTTCCACACAAGCAGGGTTAGCTGCAAGAATCTCATTCCATTCGTAGATAAAACCACTTTGGTCTTTCAAATAACGCATCAAGTTCTCCTTTTTGCCGCGTTCATATTATCGACCAAGTTTGGGTATTTGCGCCCAGCTTTCTTAGCCGCTGCTTTTGCCTTCACTTTCTGCTCAGGCGTCAAAGGTTTGGATTTGCCCAACCCCTTTGGTCTTGGTTTGTCCCAAACTTGTTTCACCATTTCACCTTGTCAGCCCAGTATGCCGCAGACAATTTGCCCTTGGCAATGTTCTTCGCATGACGTGCTTTGAAAGACTCACGTCGGTTCTTGTAGGACTCAGATTCGCCTTGTTTCTTTGGAGAGCCAGATACACCCTGCTGTCCAAAGCGAATCGTCTTTACTTCAGTACCAGACTTTGCCACAACAACGTGGCTTTTAGTCGGGTGGCTTGGAGTACGCTTAGGCTGATTAAAGCCTGATACTCCAGCACGCTCTAGTCGTGGGTCTTTTTTCGTAGCCATTATGGTGTCTCGTACCAAACAGTAACTGAACAATCGGCTGGTAAATCAATGTACATCCCGTTGTAATACTCTACACCGGGGTCTGGCATATCGACCTGTGTCAGACCTTTGCCATACGCATTGATTGTGTAAAAAGACTCACCACCAGAAGGTGCGGCAGCCAAATCATAAAACTTGACAACAGCATCAGAACCACCGCTGTGCATAACCACGACTTTACGAACTAGGTTATTACCAACAAAGGCCATACCATCCGCAGATAGTTGCACTGCTTTTACGCCATACGGGTCATTCTGTGCCATGTTGCCTCCTTAAAAGGAAGGGGCCGAAGCCCCTATCCTGACTTACATTTAGTTGATGTCTGTCAACACTGCGAAGACACGAACAACAGCAGCGGCTGGCACAGCAGTGCCAATCGTCACGTCGATAGTATCAGCAGCAGCGTACACTTTGCCACCACTCAAGGTAGGAGCAAACGCACCAGACGACAACACAGGAACACCACCAGAAGTACCAGTTGCGTTCACTGAAGTTGCAGCCAAGTAACCAGCAGCGGCGGAGCCGTCACCGATAGACAAGGTGCTAGTGACACCAGCGGCAGTAGTTACCACCATACCCACGTTAGACACGATAGTGCCAGCAGGGATAGGGATAATTTCCAACACATCAGAAGCAGCCAGTGCAGTAGCACCAGCAGCAGCGCGTGCTGCAATGATTGCCGGGAAGTCAAGAGTGATTTCCACACGGACAGTCTTGTTCAGAGAGTCCGCAGGATATGCAGCAGAGCCTTTATTAAAGCCCAGAGAGTCAGTATAAGTTGCCATTTCAAATCTCCTAAAAAGTTGCAATAGGGGGCCGAAGCCCCCCATGAATTACACAGTAATAACGCCTTGAGCCAAAGCTTCAGGTTTCACCACTTGGTAGCCATAAACTTGCAGACCACGAATGATGTTACCGAAGGTAGACTCAGCGCGGATGGACTCCATCTCAGTCATTTGAGAGGCAAAAGTGAAGCCCATCTTATGACCAGCGATGATGCTGAACTTACCGCTTGCGTTGTTAAGGTTGTGACTCATGTAAACGGTGAATCGGTCAATCATACCGAGACGACCATTACGAATAACAGACACGCTGTCACCAGTCAAAGAAGCATCCTTGAGGTCAGACTTCTTAATCATGCCAGCCATCTTGGCAGGAATGACGATGAAGCGGTCGCTCTCAGGAGCATTTGCTTCGTCAAGAACAGTGCCGATGTCAACGATGTATTCCAACACGTTAGTCTTGGAGATAGCTACTGGAGTACCAGTAGTGCCAAGGTCAATGTTGCCAGAGATACGACCTGCGTTTGCACCCTTATTCAGAGAAGAAATGCCGGGCAGAATGTCAGTCAACACGCGCTGGTCAATCTTAATCTTCATACGCTCAGAAGCGTCTTTAGACCAAGTGTCCATGAGGTTGATGTCAGACTGAACCTTGTCCACATCATCTTCGATACAGGCGAAGTACTCGCCCTTGTCGATAACAAGCTGGAGCTTAGGCTTGTCAGGGCTTTCAACGCTTAGCGTCTGGCCTTTGACATAGGTTTTGATGGTGATTTCAGGGGTGGTACGGATGTTAACCGTGTCACCCATACGACGAATCTCACCTTCGTAGTTGGTATTAGAGATTGCTGCGAGCACGGTGGCATCGTAGAAATTCTCAATCAGTTTACCCGACCAAATTTCGGGAATGAAGTTGCCCGAATAGTTCGGACGGCCTGCGGAAACGGGAAATCCCATGATAAAACTCCTCTAATCAAGCGTTAACAGTTATGCGACCATCTCGCTGTGCAGCGAAGATGTCACGTTCAATGCGGTCACGCTCTGCTTCACGGCCTTTGTATTTACCTTGACGGACAGCATCGAAGAAAGTTCTGATGTCGTCAGGCGAATACGTCTTGGCAGCATTGCCAGTTGGTGCACCTGCGCTGCGACCCTTACCGGGAGCAACTTGGCGTTCCAACTCGGAAACAGACACATTCCGGCGAGTGTTTTGAGCAACATTGGCTTGTCCAGTCATCTCAAGCCAAGACTTGAAGAAGTTACCTACTCTCCGCACATCAAGGGTTCCTTGAGCATCCTCAAGGATGGTTTGACGGCTGATACCAGTCAGAGGGTCAACTTCGAGTAACCATGTCTTAAAGTCATCGTCCTCGTTGATGTCTCTCCAATTGGGAACCACCGTGGTCAAATCCGCCCAAAATTGCTGTTCAGCAGTCATAGCCTGACGCTGTGCAAGGTTCTTGACCTGTGGCACAACGTTAACCTGCAACTGTTGGAGCAACCTGTCAATTTGCGCAATTTTTTGTGCCACAGGAATCAGTTCTTCACGGGTTACGCGACGCATAACATCCAGTGATTCACCATATTCCTCTTGGTCTTTGTCTGTAACCAGCGGTTCAATTTGTGGTTGACCACCAGCCATAGGACGACCTGTGGACTGTTGCGCAGAAATGGTTGCCAGCAACTGCTCCATCTGCTGCAAACGACCGGAGAGTTCTTTGTTCTGGCTATGCAGACGTGGAACCTCGGCGTTGTACATGCCTTGGAGGGTGCGATACTTCTGAGTCAAAGTTTCTTCGGCGTCTTTTCCGCCACTATTTGCGTGCTCGTCGCTAAGTGGCTGAGCAGCGTTCTCCGTTGCAGCGTTCTCGTCGGCGGTCGGAGTACTGGTATTTACAGGCTCAGTGGGCGGAGTTCCACCATCGGCTGGAGGGGTCGCCCCGTCGCCATTGGTTCCATCACCATTAAGTTGTTTATACAGTTCTTGAACTGCCTCGGTCTGTTTACGAATTTGCTCTGGAAGTGCCATGATTAAACGCTCCTATCGGTATGCGTGATTAGACGGCGAGTCATATCAGTTAGGACTTTGCCGCTAGTTCAGGGGACTCTTTGGCGAGCTTGTAAATCTCGCCCAACACTTGGCATCGCCCCTGCATCAATGCCGCGTTGTTTATTGCGTTGGGTAACTGCTCCAACTCGTGCAACCGCCATGCAGCAAGATATTCCAGAACCTCTGGAAATTGCCGCACCGCAAGAGCAAAAGCCTTTACAGTTTTTTCATCAGGACGAATCATCCTTGACCTCCAGCGCGAGGTGATACCGTGTTTCCATCCATGCCACCTTTGGGAGAGCCGTCTGGTTGTAGTGGTACACCAGACGCTTGTTGCGCTGACAACGCCTGTGCTTGTGCACCTGCGCTACTCATCGCCAGCTTCTCCCGAGACGGAATAACTTCATCCACAGGCATCTGCAAACCTTTAGCCACTTCACGAAGAATCGCGGCGCGACCATCCTTACCAAGAATCTCGATGTCAATCGGATTGGCGGTTGCATTAAGGAATTCGATACGGCGAACGTTGACAGTCTCTTTGACAGCCAAGTTAACTGCTCCGCGAGCAATAACTTGTACGTCGCCTTTGATAGCCTCGTCCTCGTCGTAGCGCATGTTGTACACGAACTGACGCTGGACAATCGGCTTAGTAACATCTTGGTCGATGTGGCCCACGACTTGGCGGATACCTTTACCCGCTGCGCCCATGAGCATCGACAGACCTGACGAAGTGCGGCCTGCGCCTTGCACATTCAGGTCACCATACAGGTAGGCTGGAATACCAGAGTGGTCATCAGCCAACCGAGCAAACTTGTCATACACAGCCACCAGCGTGCTGGCGTTATCTTCAGGCTGTGTGAAGCGAACAGCAGGCGCACTCGAACCCACAGGGTCATTGGTTACCTGCCAAATCTTCCAAGGTGACATCTGGGTAATGTCCTCATTCGGAGGAATCCGCTCAAGGTTGACTTCAACCTGAGGGCCAGACGCGATACCCATGTTGTTCACGAGCGCACGAGCGGCTGCGTTACAAACATTCTGGATGTCTTCGATAATCTCGGGGATGCCTTTACCCCAGAACGCGCCGGGGCACTTGATGAACGAAGTCTTGCAATAAGGCTTCTGACCCAGTGGGTCGTAGTTCAACACCGCCTTGATGACGTAGTTACCAATCATCCAGACGTTGGCATCATATTCTTGGGCTTCATCAGGAA